AAATATCCTAATGGCTCAACTATTAAGTTTTTAGGTTTAGACAAAGAAGATGTAGGTAAGGGCTTACGCTCACACGTTGTTTATTTTAATGAGGTCAATAAAGTTAATCAGGAAACTTTTAGGCAAATGGCTTCAAGGTCTGATAAGATTTATTTAGATTACAACCCCGATGCTGAGTTTTATGTCGATACTGATATACTACCACGCCCCGACTGCGATTTTATCCAATTAACCTTCAAAGACAATGAGTGCTTAAAAGAAGGTGAGCGAGATGAAATTATAAACTATTATAAGCAAGGCTACAATGAAGATGGTAGCATTAAGAATACTTACTTTGCTAACTTATGGCAGGTTTATGGATTAGGCAACATTGGTAATTTACAAGGTGTTATTTATAACAATTGGGTATTAATAGACGAAATACCAAGTGATGCTGATTTTATTAGTTATGGTTTAGATTTTGGTTTTGCTAATTCAAAGACTGCTTTTATGGTAATGTATAAAAAAGATAATAATTTATACTTAAAAGAACTTATTTATAAAACTGGGTTAACTGGTTCTGATACTATAAAAGAGTTTGAAAGATTAAATATAAGTAAACGTCTTTCTATTGTTGCCGACCATGCAAGACCTGAAATGATAGAAGATATAAGAAGGGCAGGATATAGCATAAGAGAATGTCTCAAAGGACCTGGAAGTGTAATAACTGGTATAGATGTACTTCAGAGATATAATTTATTTATTACAAAGGATTCACTAAACGCAATAAATGAGGCTAGGTCTTATAGATGGGCTTTAGATAAGAATGGTAAAAGTTCAAATGAGCCTGTGAAAGAGAATGATGATTTTTGGGATGCTACCCGTTATGCAGGTAACCGCCTTAAAAAATCGACATTCATTGTACATTAGTTGTAAAAATTAAATTTATTTGTATATATATTTATGAAAGTACCTAAGCGTTACGAAGATTTAACCGTGTCCCAATTTCAAGAACTTGAGGCACTGAAAACTAATTCAGCTCTATCAAAAGAAAATAAAAGTGATAAACGACTTTCTATTTTATCAGGCGAAAAATTAGGCGTGATTCAATCTTTAAGCTCTAAAGAAAAATATGAAATCTTATTGGATTCAATTTTTTTGATAGAGCCTTTAAAAGAAATTAAATGCCGTGATTCTTTTTGGATTGGATTTAAGAAATTCAAATACATTAAAGAGATTAGTGACTACACAACGGCTCAGCAAATAGATGTTAGTAATATTCTCAAAGCTAACAAAGGAGATTACATTAAATGTCTACCTGAATTAATGGCACTATCTCACAAAGAATTAACCCTATTTGGTTGGAAGTACAAGCAGGAAAATCATCAAAAGAATGTTGAGTTATTTAAGAAAAGTAAATTAAAAGATTCGTTTGGGGCTGTTTTTTTTTATTCAAAATTATTCAAACGTTACGCAAAAATTATAGCGGATTGTTTACAGAAACAAAACGATCTGATACAAGCGCACGTGAAGACTATGATGGAAGACAAAGAGTTTCAGACTTTCTTGAAAACTGGGGGTGGGAATATTCTGTAAGTCTTTGCGTTGCGGATAGCAGAATAACTGAAGATGAAATATACAGCTGGAGCATAATTAGATTTTATAATAAGTTAGCTTTTTTAAAAGATAAAGGAAAATTTGAAATAGCATTAAATGGGTCTAAATGAAAAAATAAAAGAGCTTTTAAATGACTTTAACGAAAAGTTAGTAATTGATACTAGAAACTCTTTACAGACTAAATTAGACGAAAGAGCTAACAAGCATAATGGTAAAAAAGTAAAGAGTCGTTTATGGGCTTCGGTTTCTGCACCTCCAGCGATATTTGACAGAGGAATGATTAAGTCTAAATTAACAATGAATGACTATTGGGCAGTTGTTAATGATGGGCGTAAAGCAAGTAATGTAAGTGAAGAAGGTCAAGCTAAGATAGCTGAATGGAGTGCAACAAGGGGACTAGCTGAAAAGATTAGAGTTAGCGATTTAGGAAAAAGAAAAGAAAAACAAAAATTATCAGATCGTAAAAACTTAAAAACTTTAAAGAAGATGCCGTTTGATAGGGCAAAGAAAGCAGCAGGTTATTTAGTTGCTAGGTCTTTAAAGAAAAAGAGTTTAGAGCCTACTCACTTTTTTGATGAGGTTATAAATGACGGTAGGTTAAAAGAATTAGAAGAAAAATTATCTGAAATTTTAAAGTCAGAGTTAATAATTAATATTAGTAAATAGAATGGCATTAACTTATTATTCATCACCTCAAGCGTACACGCCCGCATACAACGACCAAACTATTGTATATAGCTCTAATCAAGTTGCCGTTGCTGATTTTAAATATATTGTTCTTGTTGAAATAAACGGCGGAATAACTCTTGTAAATGAGATATTGCCACGCCCTGACGGATACTTAGTTTACGACCCTCGTGAAATTGTACAAAATTATATAACTAGAGATTACTTTACCCCAACAAGTGTTACTTGTGAATATGCAAATGGTAAGAGTTGTAGTGTTTCAGTAACAGTTAAAGAATATTATAGCGGTGCAGTTCAAACAACCACTAATATTAGTTACATAGCGTTTGACGCTTGTTTGAATGATGATGATTTTAGGGCTTATAATTATCTTAATTATGTGTCAGCATCTACGAATGTTAAGCTACTAAGCTCGGTTAATTTAGAATATAACAATCCTGAAATATTAGCAGACGTCAAGAATGATATTTGGATTCACTTTTTTAGAAACAATTGCACGTCAATAAAACTAAGGGTTTATAACCAATTAGCAGTATTGCAAGGTACAATTACACTATCTATTCCAACTACTAATAATTTTATTTACTATGCTAATATAGGCTATAAGACATTAGTATCTAATGGTTACACTCCTTTAGATGGGTGGTATGTTGAAGTTGAGATATTAAACTCAACTACTGTGTACTATTCAAGCACTTATACGTTTACTGATTTACATACAAAGTACGATAAGTACACGGTGCAATATTTGAAACGAAATGGAAACATTCAAAGGTTTAATTTTGAAATGATAAGTTCTATTACTTTGAACAAAAAAGACAATACAGTTAGGCTTAATCCTAAGAGATTAAATATTGGAATATACAGTAGTAATAGTTGGGATGCAGAGGTAAAAACAGTTAGCACAAAATCAACTAAACAAATTGTTTTAAATACTAATTGGATTACGCCTGAACAATTAGACGCTTTAGAAGAGCTTTGGGATAGCCCTGTTAAATGGATAGTTGACAGTAATAACGTTTATAAATCATTTACATTAACTGATTCGAGTATGTCGATGAATAAAGGCTTTACAGACCCTTTAATTAGTATGAAAATTACTTGTGAATATGATGTTCAAGAAACTAGACAAAGAGGTTTATAATGGTATCAACTAGATTAGAAATATACAATGCAGATGGGACGGGTTTACAAACCCAGCCGTTTAATGATAATATACCCGTATCAATTAATTTTAATATAGCGGATGTTCGCGACCCTAGTGCCCGTAAAGCGTCTAGAAGTTTAACCATTTCAATTGACGCTACAAACGAAATTAATAAATGCTTTGAAAATATATTTGAAGTAAATATTTCGACACAATATTTTAATAAGAATTTAAAAACGCCGTGTAAATACTTTGTAAATGAAATTCTAAATTTTGAAGGTAGCTTACAACTAATGAAAATATTAGTTAATCCAAGTGGACGTGTAAGTTATGAATGTTCTATTATTGGCGAAACGGGGAATGTTTTTTTATCAATTGGTGAAAAACTAATAACTGGGAATCCTGACAGCAACGATGATTTAGATTTTAGTGATTATGATCATGATTACACTAGAGCTAATCAAATATCGACACGCTCTAATTATGGTACAGGCGAAGGGGTTTTATATCCATTCATTGACAAAGGAAGCAATGGAGGTTCGGACGTGTCGTGGCGAACGTCTGACTTTTTGCCGTGTTTGCACTTAAGAGAATATATCGAAAAAATTATAACAAAGGCTGGATATACATTCACAAGTTCTTTTTTAGATAGTGCCGAATTTAAGAAATATATCATTTATCCTAATTTAATTAATATAGCTTTAGACCAAACGCAATTAGACAATAGACAATTTTACTGTGGTTTAAATGCTAATAGTGTTAGAAGTGCTACTAGTGCATGGGTACCTGTTAATTATCCTAATGAAACTAGTGGCGACGGTTTCTTTGATGCTGGTTCTCAAGTAGCAGGTGATTACGCTATAATTAATGATAGTGGCTATTATAATTTAGCGGCGGCTGATTACTACAAAATCAGTTTTACACATACAGACCCAACTGTAACTAAAGCTAGTTTATTTTACCAAAGCGGTAAACGCATAAGAAAATCAGGCGATGGAGGTGTGGGTTGGTTTAATATATCCGCTGAAAATTTTGTATTTTTTCCTACATCTGTTGTCTATATTAACATATCGACTAATCACTTTTTTACAAATCAAGTTGCAACTGGTGAAATATTTTTATCCGCTGGTGATTACGTTGAAGCTCAAAGTTATTTAAGATTAGTTAATCCAATAGTATATTATAATGCTTCAAACGTTCCAGTTACAACTGGCACGGGCACATTAACAATTGAATTAGTTAGTGGAGCTGCAAAAACTTCATTTTATGCTTTGGCTACAAAAAAAGAAATAATTGAGGGTAACACGCTATACGTTAATACCGCTTTGCCTACTAAAATTAAGCAAAAAGAGTTGTTAATATCTGTTATAAAAGCTTTTAATCTTTACTTTGATTTAGATCCTGACAACAAGAATAATTTAATTATAGAGCCTTTTGATGAATTTTATAATACTTTGCCTGTATTGAATTACGAGGGAAAAACTGACGAAGACAAAGAAAAGGTAATTAACGTTAATGTTTTGGATTGCAAACGCTATATTTTTTCGTATAAAGAAGACAAGGACAAATACAATGAGTTGTATAAAAGTAAATGGGGGGAGGTATTTGGAACTGAAAGAATTGAAAATGAAAATGATTTTAGTACGAATGAAAAAAAGACTGAATTAATTTTTAGCCCAACTCCTAATGTTGCTAACTACGGTTTAGGAATAGCTCACCCTAGAATTTACAAGGAAGAGCAAAGCGGCGGGTCTGTAATTAAGAAACCTATCATTCCTAACATTAGGTTACTTATTTGTGGCGGTGTTAAGCAAACAGTAAACCCATACACTTATAAAGACTTTGGCAATGCCGACATAGTTACAAGTGATTACTTATATGCTGGTCACATGGACGATGCTCTTAATCCTACTATTGATTTGAATTTCGGCTTACCAAAAGAATTATTTTATAACTATATAAATACTTTTATGGTTACAAATAATCTTTATAACCGTTTTCAAAAATATTATATTGAAACTTTAACTAATAGAAATTCGAGATTTGAAAGTAAATACCTTTGGCTTAATTCAAAGGATATTAACGAATTTAATTTTAGAAGAAAAATATTTAATGACAATGCTTATTGGATTGTAAACAAATTAGAGAATTACTCACCGATAAATGAAACGTCAACTAAAGCCGAATTAATTAAATTATTTAAAGCTGAGATTTTTACGCCTGAATCAATTAACATTACTGAAAGCACGGTTGTTGCAATTGGAGAGGACACTTACTTATCTAGGCAAAACACAAGTTTAAACGTTGGTAAGAATGTTGTTAATTTAGGAGAAAATTGTTTAGCTGTTGGAGAAAATATTTATATTCCCGAAAGCTGCTCAAACGTTACGGTAACAGGTAAAAACATAACAGTAGCAGAAAATATAAGTAATGTAAGTGTAATTAATTCAAATGATGTTAATGTAACCACTAGCAATTACAACATCGTTAATGGGGTAACTTCACAAACAAATGTTTTATTTGTTCAAACAGCAAATAAATCGGTAACTAATACAACTACTGAAACGTCATTAATAGGAACTGGATTGGGAAGTGTAACTATCCCAGCTAGTAGCTTAAACGTTGGGGATGTAATTAGAATAAAAATCAAAGGAGTTTATGCAGCTATATTTGTTTTTCCCGATGTGGTTGGTTATTTTAAAACTAGATTCAAAATTAACGGTACTACCTTAGAAACCAATACGTGTAATGGAGTTATAGATACAAATCCCGATTTGAGAGATTTTGAAATTGAAGCACTACTAACAGTTAGAACAGTTGGAGGCAGTGGAACTTTTATGTCGCACGGCACAATCAATTACACTAAACTAGATGCAGCTAATACTTTTTATAAACTATCCGAATCACTTTGTTTAACGGCAAGTACAAGCCCTATAAATACAACTATATCTAATACATTAGATTTTACAATGGAATTACAATATTCTAATGCTAATACTGGCGTTATTGTTACTGAATGTGTAATTGAAAAAATAAGAATATGAAGAAAAAAATAGAATTTATTGAATCGCTATTCAATGACAAGCCAAACCAATTAGTTATAGATGGGTTAATGTGTATTCAAATGTGTGTGGACATTGCAGCGACTAACAATGTAGATTTAATTAAAGAATTAGAAAATGGCAGAGGATAAAAAGGTCGCGATAGAAGTCGAAGTAAAAGGTAGTGAGCAGTCTATTGAATCAATGAAGGATTTGAAGGCTGCTATTAAAGCGGCTAAAGATGAACAACTAAA